CTAGATCTTTCTGGTTATAAGTGACAGCGTATATTTTAAGTCCCCGCTAACACCCTTAGTATTATTGTCGGGCTAAGATGTGATAGCAGCCACGATCCATTAGGTCGTAGTATTTTTCGCGTGTGCAAACTCTCGGGTTTTCGAGGTAATCTACTCCCATAGTTCTCAGCATTCGAGAGATTCCTCTTTTAAAGCGAAACTTTTCAAAGTTCACTCTGTTATATCTGAGAAGGAAGTTTTCAATCCTCCAGCACATATCGCGAAATGTAGGGTTAAACGCGCCACAGTATGATATACCGATTAGCCTCTGATAAAAATCTTCTGTACTCCGATCCGTTGTTTCTGGATGGATGAGCGAGGCCAAAAGGCCGATGATAGGTCTATCCAAATGTGATGATTGGTCGCTAAGTTTAAAACCGACGAATTCGACAGATGTGTCGTCGCATTCATAAGCTTTCGTTGGACTCGTAATAAGACCAAAGGATTGCCAGAAGCAGTCGGAATATTCCTCAGCTGACGGAAGCCTTGTTCCTGGAAACGCATAGATGAGAGAATCGTCTCCAAAGAACTTGGACCTTGTCAAGTCAATAGGGGCAGATAGTGTTTTACTACAGTAAACTGTAGCCAAGGCATTGACCACTGAATCAATAAGATTGGTAAGCAGCGATCCGCTTGGAATGCCTGACTTTTTGGCGAAAAATTCACCATTAGGAAGTACCAAGGGAGTGTTGATGAAATAATCCTGAATTACACGCTGGATGTTACGCATAGCGCGATGATCAGGAACTCCTCTAATTTGGTATTCACCATAGTCCAAATTGCGATTAATTATCTTAAACGCGGCTTTGATCAAGAAGGGATGGACGGTTTTATCAAATCTAGAAAAATCATTTCCCAGTTTATGTCCAGGAGTACACATCTTGTGCATTTTGCCTGTCAATGGTGTGATATTAATACCATAGCAAGTGTCCATCTTATTGTAGGTTTTAATGAGATCATTATAAATAATGTTCTCAAGCATCCACATATCAAATGGATAGGCATAAACTCCTCTCACCTTGTTGATTCGGTCATCATTTAGAACCAAATGGTTCCGGATAGATACCATCGTTGGGGCTACTTTCATCTGCCCTGTATGTCCATATTTAAAATGATGGAGACGTGACTTCATTTGAAGCCGAAAAGCGTGATAAGCCTCTCGCTTAGTATGAACTCCAACATCGGTCCAGGGTAAGCCAGGACTATGAGACCAGGGAAGTTCTTTAGAGATAGAAGGC